CAGCATCTGTTAGAACATTTGAATCTGTTTCTGTATAACTTCTTATTTGAGTTTTTAATCCTGATGCACTTAATCCAGCCATTATCTTCTTATTTCCCTGCAAATTAAACAACTAATCGTATAACTAGTATGTTGCCAACACATTTGTTTTTTTAAAAGTCTATACCAAAAAATTTTTATTTTATTTATCATGCCTCTAAATTTACTGGTCCTGCAGACACAGTAGGTCCTCCTCCTTCTTCTGTTATACTCGCTGTTGTTCCTAAACTGAAAGTATATTTATTTGTTGTAGTAACTGTTATACTAAATCCAGATGAATTTTCATAGGTAGAAAAAGGCACTCCTCCTGGACTTCCTTGAACGTTTCTAAATCTGATTGTATCGCCACTTGATCTCCCATGATTATTTTCAGTAACAGTAATTGTTTGAGATGAAGCTGTAATTGAAAAAGGATTATTTCCTAACATTGCTGCGACTGAGGGTTCAACTCTTCCAGGTCTAACATTACGTAAAGATATAGAATCACCATTCATAGGTTTTGGTTCTAATTGTGGTTGTTTAGGTTCGAACTCGGAAACATGAACAAAAGCACCATTCCATTCTCTAACCATTTCTCTGTACGGAAATTCCATACCTGATCTATCAGATATTGCTTTTGCGTATTTTCCTGTTGCGTATTTAGCCATTATGCTCCTGGGTAATATGCTTTTGGTGTTATGTATGTACTAGAAGCTGAACCATCTTCTGCAAGTGCTCTTGCTAATTCATCTTCATAATACAATTTCATTTGTTGAGTTAATTGTGGTTGAAATTTTTGTGCAAGGTAAAATGCCAAACCTGCTGTCATACAAGGCACAAATCTGAATGGCACATCTGTTGCATTAGTATAATCACCGACATCTTGTATTCTTTTTATATAATAGAAATGCATATCTTTAGATGCATTAGAAGAATCGGGTGTTGGATAAACATGCACTCTAACCTTATCAATAAATCTTTCTACCCAATATTGATTAGGTGTACCCTTGGATAATTTATTAGAAAACCCTGCATAAGTAGATCTATCTACTTTAGTCATTGGGCTATCTGATTGTGTTGTTTGTGTTCTATTACTTCTTAATTGTGCCTCAAGAACATCAGATATTCCATATATACCATTTGGATTTGATGTAGCACTTGTGCCATCATCACTAGATCTAAAAAAATCGTATTCTGCTTGTCCTTCAATTAGGTCTAAATCAAGTTCGTCTATCTCCCAATAATGGATACCTCGGTTTCCCCATTCTTGAAATAAAATATTAAGAGATCGTCTTGCAGATTTAAGTTGATAACCTGCAACGTTTTGTAATCCAATACGTTCAAAAGCGTCTTCTACTATTTCATCAATAGCAAAAGTTTTGTCGAACGTTGTTGTTCCCGAAGTAGTATTAGCCATTTAAACTCCTACGATTCGTAAACTTTAATCCACTCACAAACAATTGTGCCTGTATCTCCATTAGAACAAGCCGGTAAAACGACGTTTACATCACCAGTAAAACCAGTTGCCTCAGTGTTTTTTAGTCCACCAAAAGATGAGTAATCATATTCCATTTCACCTGCTAAAGTTTGAAATACCACATCCGTATCAGCGTCCCATTGCATTCTAATTGCATCAACTGGTGCTGTTACAGAAACATTAAAACTAACTTTATTAAGTCTTACAGTTTTACAAGTTTTACCATTGTTTGAGTTTAAACCAGAAACGTCAACTATTTTAGTTGTGCTTCCTGTCCCATCTGAAACCACGTTAAAATGAGTGATTAATTTTTTTGCTCCATCAAATACAGTTGTATTTAATATTGTGTCTGCCATTTTTTTCTCCTTTTAAAGAGCGCCTGCATCACCAGGCGCTCCGAGTTAATTATTAACTATCTGCAAAAGGTGTTGCTTCAGTACCTGTACCGATCAACACAGCTTCTACTAAATATACATTGTCTTCAAGTGCAGTAATAGTAATCGTGCTACCTTTATCTCCACCTGTAGTTCCACCATTCATGCTGATAACATCATTATCAGTTGAAGGAACAAATGTGCTGTTAGTTCCATCTGCTACGTTTACAACAGTTGCGTGACCAACAAATTTGTCAGTTCCATCTGTTTTAATATCGCAATCAGTTGAATCTGTGCCTACAAAAAATTTGTAGACTGCACCTAAGTGGTTATTCACGTTAGGGTCATTGTCTCCAGCTGTTCCACCTTTGCTATCTGCTTTGATTGTTGGAAGTGTAATTGCTCCATCTGCATCATTAACTTTAATAACTTTACCTGCGTGAGCAGCAAAAGTTAAAGTAGTTTCCGATGTAATGTTTACAATCGAATCAGGTCCTGCAGTAACAAATCCCCTTTGAGATTTTACTGGTCCTGAAAATGTAGTTTGTGCCATAGTATTATCCTCCTAGTTTCCGTTTATGTAGTCTCTAGGCCGTCGACTATACGCGTCTACATAAACTTTATTTGTATAGTGTGATGAATATATACTAGATTTTACTAGAGTGCAAGAGAGCCTACAATGTGGATTAGGTTTTTCCAACGATGTAGCTTTTTTATTAAGTAGCTACTGAAACTTGTGGAGCGGCACCGTCTATGACGTTTTGCTTATGGGCAATAGCTGCTTCTTCCAGCTTAATTTTTGTAATGATCTCTCTGACTTTGTCATCGATTCTGACCATCTCAAGAGTATATCTGCCATTAGACAGATGCTCCTGTTCCCACTTCAACTCCCAGGACCTTTTTTGTTTGTATAGGTCTTGTATCATTGATAACCTCCTCATAGGTTATTCTGTTAGTCTTGTCATCATAACTAATTCCAAGATCTTCCCATTTTATACTCTTTTCTCCAAGTTTGTCAAGGATTGCATTTTCTAAGGATTGAGGATTGTCTTCAGACGATACTTCAAATTTTGTGTGATGATTATAAGCCCAAATGTTAACTAAAAATTTTTTCATATTCTCACCAATTTATTAGATAGATGGGGCGGTTTTGTAACCGCCCCAAAAAATAAATTAATTACGCACCCTCAACGCCGAAGATACCTCTAGGGTCAGATACACCAAATGAGTATCTTTCTCTAGCCTTGTATCGTACATTGCCAGTGTCGAAATCACCTTCCATTGCAGTTGTTAATGGAGCTCTTGTGAACATTTTCATACCATTAGGTACATCTGTAATGATATAAAACGCGTCAGAGTCAGTTAGGTAATTGTTCACTCTATAACCTTGAGGAACCATTCCCATTGACACAATAGCGTTAATATCATTGTCAGCTGTTCCAGTTCTACCTTGAGATTTCATTAATCTCTCAGCTGTAAACTGAAGCTCAGAAGGAATAATCATTTTTACTCCTCTTGCTGCAATTCTAAGACCTCTTTCATCAGTCATAGCAGCGATATCAATCATCGACTGCTCTAATGATGTTTCGTTAAGATCCGCCTGCGTAGTCAGTGTATTTTTGAATGTTCCACTGATAGTAGGGTGAGCTGTGCTAAATAAAGCAACTGTATCACCTGATTTAAATGTTGCTGTTGAAGGCAATCCATTTATTAAAGGCTCAACTGCTTTAACTTGTTTAGCATTACTCATAGATCTTGCTAAAGCTTTTGTATATCTAGCAGCAAGTCTATCGTAGAGATTATCTTCGATAGCTTCTTCTGTGATAGCAAATGCTAAAGCTACGGTCTCGTGAGTGTAACGAGCTGTGAAAGTTTCTTGTGCTTCATCAAATGATACACCTGAACCTTCACCTTTTACTTGTGCGTTTCCGAATCCAGATAACATAACTTCTTCTTCAAAAGCTCTGTCGCTGTTTTCGTTGGTATAAATCTCAGCGTGTTGATTTTCATACCTTTTATATTCCAGCCCAAATAGTGCATTTAGGCCTGGCTCTAGTTCTTTGACTAGTTGTGATCGTGATATTGCCATAGTCTATATACTCCTATTAATTGTGGCCGTTGAACGAATTTAGGTTCGATACAACAACTACTGAATGTCTAACTGCAGTAGCATCCTCATTTTCAGGATCTTCTGCTGATCTTAACATTCTATATTGTTTACCGTTCGCTGAAGTTGTTCCAATGTCTAGAGTAGCATCTGACTTACCAGTAGTATCATCACCACTTGATGTATTCATGTCATATGTTTCTAGAAATGTTGCAACTCCAGTTGCCGCATCCGCTGCAACCACGTATTGCTGGAAAGGGTCATCCATTACAAAGGCTGTAGTGTCTTCACTATTAGCGGGAGTAATAGTTGCTTTATAGAAATTCGCAAACGTTGGCTTCAAAGTAGAAGCATCGTTGTAGAATATTCCGTTTAAAACACCTAAAGTATCTGCAGCAGATCCTTGTCCACCTACTACATAACCGCTAGAGATCTTAACAGCTTCGCCATTGTAAATAGTTGTGCTGTGGCCAGCATCGATTTTATATTTCCCTTGACCTTGAATAGATGGTCCACCACCTAATCTGCCAGCAGGAATTAAACCGAAGCCAGAACTGTTTCTATTTGCCATAGTTTTCTCCTATTCCAATCGTTGTTAAGTTAATTCAGTGATATGAAATAACCAAAAAATTATTTCTTTGTACCACCGAAGGTTACACGAGATTGCCTTTCAACATTGATAGGCATCCTCTGATCCTGCTCCTTCATAAGATCGTTTTTAACTGCTTCGTCTCGTTGTTGATGACGGTTAGTCATATACTCTTGACGTTGCTTCGCAATCTCGATTGGTACCTTCGCAAGAAGAAGGCCACCTACCCCAATCACTCCCTTGTATTTACCTTCATCAAGTACAGGATAATCAGATGCATTTTCGACTTCTTCGGCTCTAACTAATTCATATCCTTCTCTTAAACGTCCAGATATGTTTTTAGTGTCCTGAAAGCCAACGCTTTCTGCTCTTATCCATCTGTACCTAAATCCATCAGGTGCAGGGGGTGCATCTAGAGAAGATGGTGGAACCCACACTTTTGGTCTTTCAGATTTAGACCTAGTGTCGTTCGCACGAGAAGTATTTTTTTCGTCTTTTTTCATGTTACGCTCCTTCCGTGTTTTTTAATTGTTTTGCGTACTCTTCGAGTGGCACTCCTAATTTTTTAGCTATTGCTACCTGTGAAGAAGTGAGTCTCACAGTTTTGCGACCAGGTTTTACACTTCTTTGAGCAGAAGCAACCGTCTGAACGGGAGCTGTCGTAGTTTTATCAGTTTTACCAAATTTATGCGGGAAGTCAACTCGTATTCTTTTATCAACCTCTTCATAATACTCGTCTGAGCTAGGATCAAACCCTTCTTTCTCAGTAAGATCCTTGTGTATCTCAAAAGCAGTGTATGTCATTGCTCTGTCTGTTCCAAACCAAGGATTTTTAGATGCCCAAGCTTCTGCTCTAGGATCTGGATTCTCCGTTTGTTTCGTAATATTAGGCACGTTTTCTACTTGAGATAGTTTTGTTGGTTTCTCCTCTGTTGTCTCTTCTTGGCTTTGTTTAATTTGTTCAAGTTTTGCATTCTCAAAAGCAAGAGTTGCAATTCTTTTATTAGCCTCAACTTGAGCTTTAGAATCTCCAGCATCAATAGCGGCAGCTAATTCTTTTTGTGCAGCCTCTAATCCTGTTTGAATACTAGTCTCAAATTTTTTAATATAATCAGAATCTGTTTTTTTAAATTTAGATTCTAATTTTTTTCTAGATTCCTCTACACCTTTGGCATAATCTAAAGCTGCTTGTTCTCTTCTTTCAGCTTCTCTCATTTTACGAGTTAATTTCGCAATACGAGCTTGTACACCTTTGCTGTATTCTTCTAGTTTTTCGTCGTCCTTTGATTCTTCTAACTTGGTTTCTCTTTCATTTTCAAATGTTTTATCTGTTTCTTTATCCGTTGTTTCTGTTTCTTGTTTCGGCGCTTCAGTTTCTACAACCGACTCGTCTTTTACTTCCTCAATATCAACCGTAGCATCAGGACCTGATGTATCGATGGGTACTGTCTTTTTTTCTTCGTCTGGCATAGTTACTCCTTCCTATGTTAAAACTCATGCAAGATGTCTTCTGGACTATCAATTGTTGCTAATACTTCATCGTCGTTTAGCAGACGCATTTCCCCACCATCTATTTTGATTCGACTACCTGCATATCGTGCAAACATAATCCAATCTTTCTCCTTGCACCATGGACCTTCTGGATATCTCTCCTTATCCTTGTAACATTGTGGACCCATGGCCATAACTAATCCTACTTGTGAGGCAACTTGTTGCCTCTCTAATGTAGTCTCAGCTAATACTATTCCACCTTTAGTTGTCTCTTTCATTTTAAAAGGTAAAACTAAAAGTCTCCAACCTGTTGGTTTTGGTAATTTTGGTTCTTCTTTTTTTGAAGGCTCAACACCTACAAGTTTATTGTTTGGTGTTAATATTGATGACTGTTCCTTTTTCATTTTGCTCCTTATCTTCTAGCAGGTTAGAGAGTTCCTGTTTAGTGGCTTCTAAGCCATTGATTTGTCCTATTATATACTTATAATTTTCCATAGTGTCAACACCACCAGAGGTAATAGTTACTGATAATGCTTCCAATCTAGTATTTATAAATTTAATTAGTTTTGTTATGACGTTTTCTAATTGCATCTTTACCTTTCTTAGCGATTGAAGCAACTTGACTTTTACCCATCACCTTAGCTCTTTGCTCCATAACGGTTAGTATTTGTATTTTTCTTGCAAACGGTTTGTTAACACGTTTAACTTTTGCAACAGTTGCTCTTGCATCTGATGGTGTTGCAAATTTTATACGGACGGTATCTCTAGGATTTTCGTCCGTATAAAGTCTTCGACCAGAGCCTTTAGGTTTTTTACCCGTTCCTTTTTTTGGATCGGCCACCTATAACTCCTTGTAATGTTTTAGCTTGACCAGCATGTGTTTTAGATGCCTTTTTCAAACCTTTAATTACTTTTTTTATTTTAGCTTTAGCTTTTTTCATTATGCTTTTGCTTTCTTTTTCATCGCAGCTTTTTTCTTTTTAGCCATAACGAACTTTTTTAATTGTGGTGGTATTGAACCTTTTTTCATCATAGTTCTTTTCATCATACCGCCACCCATTTTTGCTTTTCTCATATTAACATTTCCATCTTCTACGGGCCTGTCTTAGTCTTGAATTAGGATCTTTTGCGGCTTTGGGAAACTTTTTCATTTGTCCTGCACTTCTTGCACAAAATGATTTACGTCTTTTAGCAGCTTTAGATCCTGGTTTGACTTTGCCAGTGACCGCTGTTTTTAGTTTAGAGCCGGGATTTTCTCTTCTATATCGGGCGACCCCAGCCTTAGTCATCCCTGCTCCAGACTTTGTAGATCTGAAATACTTTTTAGTTTTTGGAGGTTGTTTGTCTTGTCTTCTCACTACATCATTCCCATTCTTTTAGCCATAAAACCACCACCCATAGCTTTTGTTCTTTTTGTAAATGTTTTTACATTTGTTGGTTTGCCACCAACACCTTGTGCTACTGCTCTTTTTCTTTTTACAGCTGAACGTCTTTGACCCTCGGTCATACGTCTAGCTTTAGCTAGTGGAACACATTTTGGATATTTACGTTTCGCATCTGCTTTCTGTTTTGATCTTCCACATTTAGAAAAAGACCCATCTTTTTTCTTGCTACCAATGTCTACCCATTGTTGCTTGAACCATTTATCTAGTCCGTTTTTTGCCATAGCACTACGAATTCTTTCCGATAGCGTCTCTATTCATTCCTCTAAGGCAAACACCGCCACCTTTTCTTAAACCTTGTCTTTTTAATCTAGCAGTTGCTTCAGTTAAACCACCACCCACGTAAGATGCACGTTTCATCATGCCGCCACCCATAGCTGGTTTACGTCCTCTAAAATCTTTTCTCTTTACACCACTTGGGTCTTTAATTTTACCTGCACAAATTTTAGAAGCATAGGCATTAGCATATGCGCTGGGATATACCTTAAATTTTCGCTTAGCTGCAGCTTTACCTCTAGGACATAATTTAGTCATTTTTTTTATCCTTTAATGCTTTTTTCATAGATTCAGATGTGTTACCATCTTTATCAAAATCTAAAAAATCTGGCTTTGAACCACTATTAGCCATCATTCTTTTTTTAGTTTTTTCTTTTTTAACTTTTTTCTTAGGTCCAAAAGCCTCTACTATTTTTTGTAAATTAGATTTTCTTCTAAACGGATTAGAACCCATTCTAAAATTTTGTCTATGATATTTATTAGGCATTATTTTTTTCCTCCGTTTCTAAAAATTTGTGTACCCTTTATACCATAAATACTCGCCACGACAAGGATCCAAAGATTTGTGAACCATGAAGGGAGCTGCGAAAACATCTCAAAGAATAATTTTACCTTGTCCATCGCAGTTGGGTCATCTGATATCACTGCGTAGGCTAACACCAACACGGGCAAACTGAGAATTATCAAAACCGCCTCGTCCTTCCAGTCTGATTGTCTGGCTTCTAACAGCTTTCCTTGGTAAGCTTCCTCACCACGAGCCATACGATCAGCATGTAAGAGTTGTGCCTCTGACATTGCCATTTTCGTCTTCTGTTTGTTAGCGTAAATCTTACTTCCAGCAGAGACGGCTAATTTTATTGCCGATAACCACATAAATTAATACGCTTTTGAGTTTCTTTTCTTTTCTGCTAACATTCTTTTCTGACCACCAACTGGCATCTCAGGTTTTCCTGTAGCAATATAGTTAAACGCTTGGTCAGCAGTAGTTTTAGATCTAGGATCTACTTCAATACTCTGTTCAGCAACTTTAACATCTTTTATTTTATCAAGCTTTTGCATTTTTGCTCCTTTTTTTGCCTTTTTCTACACCCTTTATAACACCTTTA